GGGCGGCTAGGCGATCGCGTTCTCGATCACGTAGCAGGCGCTCGGCATGGTGAGCTTGGCCGTGTGGGTGACCGAGCACTCGTAGAAGTCGATCTGCGAGCGGCCGGCCCACTGGCTCCACTGCGAGACGGCGTAGTTGTCGTCCGAGAGGCGCATCTGGTAGCCCACCGAGGGGGTCATGAAGTCCGCCGTGCCCGGGGGCGCGACGTACATCAGGCGGATGTCGTTGCCCCACACGTCGGTGTAGGTGACCGACCCCTCGGCCGTGCCCTCGGGCGTGGTCGTGAAGACCGAGCCCGGGACGTAGACCCGCATCCCCCAGAGCGTGTCAGGCAGGTCGCCGTTCACGAGGGCGTTCTGGGTGTACTTGATCAGGTCGCGGATCGCCGAGTCGCGCTTGATCACCTTCGCGACGGCGGCGGGGACGATCGCCACGTTGGGCTCGAACCCGCCGGTCGCGATCCGCACCGCCTCCTTGGCCACGTCGAAGCGCTTCTCGATGACCGAGGGCGTCGAGGTGAACGAGGCGTTGTCGAACTGGTCGGTGCCCGAGAGCGTGACGCCGGAGGTGTTCGCCTTGCTGAGCATCTCCGCGACGCGGATCTCGGTGTCCATCATCAGCAGCCGCTTGACCAGCGTCAGCTTGGTCTGCTCGAGCCGGAGCTGGCTGTCGGAGTTCGCCCGCTCGCGCGCCGAGATGGAGACCTGGTAGCCGTAGCGCTGGGCGCGGTACTGCTTGAGCTCGTACTCGAAGTTCACCTCGCGCGAGGTGGCTCGGTCCGGGATCAGGCTCTCCTCGCGACGGAACCACGGGCTCTTCTTGAACTCGTAGTAGTCGTCGCTCTCGTTCATCACCGGCAGCACCGGGAAGACCTGGTCGGCGATGAAGCCGAAGTCCCCGTAGCCGACGATCAGGTTCTGGAGCGGGACGTTCTGGTGCACCGGCCCGACGGCCGGGTACTGGCCGAGGGAGAAGACCCCCGGGGGAAGGGCACCGGCGCGAGCCGCCGGGGCGCTGAGCTTCGTGCTCATCACGTCCTCCTAGAGGCTCACGAGCGGGTGGATGTGGACGGCGAAGCGGTCGCCGGCCACGGCGGACTGGCGGGCGACGCCCACCGCGAAGCGCGCGGCGCCACCCGAGGCGGCCGACGGCGCGAAGGCCGCGAGCTGCCCGAGGGTCGCCATCGTCACGAGCTGGCCGGCGATGACCGACCCGCCGGGGGCGCAGATGCCCTTGGCGATGCCGGCGTCCTGCACGGCGACCGGGTCACCGGGGGATGCCGCGGTGGCGAGGGCGAAGCCGAAGGGGAAGCCGGCGCCGGCCGACCCGCCCATCGTCACGTACTCGGCGCGCCCGGAGGCGGCGGCGAGGGGGACGACGACCGCGCCCTCGGAGATGGCCGATGCCGCGATGAACGGACGGCCTGCGGTGTCCTGCTGGTAGCCCATCTCAGGCCGCCTTCCCGGCCGGCCGCAGCTCGCGGTCGGCCTGCTCGTAGGCCTTGGCGAGGGTCAGCGTCGGCGTCGCGGCCATCAGGGCCTGCGCCTTCGCCTCGATGCGCTGCCCGATCGGCGCCGACTCGTCGGCCTCGCCGGGGGCGTCGGAGGCCGCGCCGCCGGCCGATCCGCCGAAGCCGGGCGTGACCGGCATCGCGTCGAGGGCGAGCTTGGTGGCGTCCGGGTTGGCGTCGTACAGCGCGGCGAACTGCTCGCGCGCCGCCGGGGCCAGCCGGCCCTCGGAGATCGCCTTGTCGAGGGCGGCGTCGCGCTGGGAGAGCCGGAGCGTCTCCTTGGCGGCCTCGCCCTCCTTGGCCGAGGCCCGCAGGTCCTCGGCCTCCTGGCGGCTGAGGGTGACGGTGTCGGGCTTGGGCTGCGCGGCGAGCGCCAGCTCGCCGGCCTTGGCCAGCACCATCTCCTCGCTCGCGTCCTCCGCCAGCCCGAGGGCCTTGCGGAGCTTGACGAGATCCATCTCGGTCTCCTCCTGTGTGGTGTGCTGCCTGGCCGCGGCGCCCGCGCGTGCGAGCACCCGCCCGTCCCTGGACGCGGCCAGGGTCACTTCCGCCATCCCCTCGAGGAACGGCCGGTTGGTGAGGCCCCATGCCAGAAGGCACGGGCCGATCGCCTCGCCTCGCTCGTTCATGTGGTTGAGCGAGAACTCGGGGCTGATGAAGCGGTACTCGCCCGAGCGCACGGCCTCGGCGGCGCGCTCGGTGAGGACGACCTGGCCCCACAGCTCGGGGCCCTCGGGGCCCTCGCGGACCTCGAGCGCTTTCGTCCAGCCGGCGGCGAGGCTCCCCTCTCCCTGGGCGAAGGAGTGGTCGAAGTCTCCCGGCACGCTGGCGGCGCGGGTGGTGAAGTTCTCGACCATACGCGAGAAGTGCTCGGCGTTGATCGAGAAGTCGCCGTAGCGCCAGTCGTAGAAGTCGCCCACCTTGAAGAGCTGGATCCACGTCTCGGAGCCGGCCGCGATGTCCTGCGGCATGGCGGCGAAGGCGTAGAGCCGCTCGGGGGCGACGGCCGTGGTCAGCCGGATGCGCTCAGACTTCACTGGGCACCTCGTCGTTGGCGATCACCACGAACAAGCACCGGCAGGCCGAGCCGCCGGCGCAGTCGGCGAGCGGCGGGTAGTCGCGCTCGTACGCCTCGCTGCCGACCTCGTACAGCTCGCCGTCGAGCGAGCGGCATGGATCGCAGGAGTTGGCGTCGAGGATCGCGCTGTACTGCGCCGTGGTCGCCAGGCCCTCGGCTGCGGCCGCTTGGGTCTCAGCGCGCCGACCTGCGGCGAGGGCCTGGCTGACGGTGGCGACGGCCTCGGCGCGGAGGCCGGACTGCGCGGTCGAGGTGAGCGCGGCCATCACGCGCTCGCGCCCTGGACGCCCCTCGGGGCCGAAGTCGGACCCCAGGGCCTCGGCGCGCGTCATCAGCCGGTTGACCACGGCGCGGGCCGACAGGCGGGCGCGGCGGAAGATCCAGCGCGTCAGCGCCTCGGGGCTGTCGGGGATCTCCTCGGCGGCGAGCGCGCGCCGCTGGCCGGCCAGCTCCTGGCGGACGGTGTGGCGTCCGAAGGCCGCGGCGGCCGTGAGCACCTCGCCGATCTGCTCGGCCAGGGCATCCTCCAGCGGCCCCGGTCGCTCCAGGTCACCGTCCTCGGGCAGCCCGGCGAACTGGCCGGCCAGGTGCTCGGCGACCCGCAGGGCCTGCTCTCGCGCCAGCGACTCGTAGCGCTGGCGCTGCTCCTCGACCGTCGCGTCGATCTGCTCCAGGGCGACGTGCTGCTCGACCGGCGTCAGCGCTCGCCAGCGCTCGGGGGCCGCCGAGAGCGAGCGCGTGGTCGCGTCGTCGGCGTCGTCGGCGTCAGGGTCGTCGACCTGCTCGGCGTCGTCCGGACGCTCGTCGCCCGCGGGCTCGGGATCGCCGGGCGGCGGGGGAGGGGTCGGCTCCTCGTCCTCGTCCTCGTCCTCGTCCTCGTCCTCGTCCTCGGAGATGAGCTGCTCGGGAAGGCCGAGCATGGATCGAAGGGCGGCCTCCAGCGGCGCGTCCTTAGTGATCCCCCCGGCCGTCAGGACGGCGGCGATCGAGGTGATCAGGCCGGCCAGGTCGAGCGGGCGGACCTCGCCGCAGACGAGGCGCGGGAAGCGGTCTGTGGTGAAGTTGAAGGCGACCAGGCGCGGCACGGCCTGGCGGTTGAAGGCGCTCGCCACCTCGCCGGCGACGTAGTTCAGGCCGAGGTAGAAGGGGTCGTCCTGGGTCTCGGCGGTCGCCCGCGCGCCCTCTCCGCCCTGGCCGAGGTTCATCCACGGCGCGAGCACGCTCCAGAGGATCTGGGTGACGTGGTAGTTGAGGCTCGGCAGGCAGTCGGCCTGGGAGGCCGCCCGCATGTCGAGCATCTCGACCTCCTGGCCCTGCTCGTCGGCCGAGTCGCCGGCGCGCAGGACGACGAAGCCCTCCTCGCCGGCGCGCACGCCGCGAAGGACGTCCTCCATCTCCTCTGCCTCGGAGTCCCAGTCGCGCGAGGGCACCTTGCCGACGGGGACGCCGAGGCCGGTGCGCTCCTTGGCCATCGCGTCGATGAGCTCGAGCTTCTCCTTGGTGTACCAGGAGCGGTACGCCGAGCGCAGGATCGAGACGCCGGTGTAGTCGTCGCCCTCCTGCTCGTTGGTGATCACCAGGAGCTGGCTGACGGGGATCGCCACCGTCGAGTGGCTGCCGGTCGCCGGGTCGATGCGCTGCTGCTCGATCGCCTCCAGACGGCCGTGGGTGTCCACGATCCAGCGCCAGATGGTGCGCCCGAGCCGCGGCTGGTACGCCGCCGGCGCCCAGTAGGTGCGGGCCGGGCGATCCTCCTGCTGGCCCTCCTCGTCGGGGACGCTCAGCGACCACTCGACGGCCTCGTAGGTCTCCTCCAGGACGGCGTGCCCGTAGCGGACCGGGAGCGCGTGCCAGACGACCTTGCGCCAGTCCAGGTGCTCCAGCATCGCCCGGCGGACGAACTCGGCGACCTCCAGGTCCTCGGGCTCGGAGCCCGCGGGCTCGACGGTCCACTCGGCCTCGGCGATCGGGAGCATCACCATCATCAGCGCGGCCCGGACGACCGGGTCGCTTCGGACCATGCGGTCGATCGTGCGGTAGAGGTTCTGGCCGACGAAGTCCCGGTTTAGCTCCTCCGAGACGATGAAGCCGCCGGTATTGCGGGTGCCCGACGCGCCGACAGGGCGCTGCGGCGGGCGCCTGCGTGATCCCTCAGCCTGCGGCGGTGCGACCTGGGTGGAGATGCTGCGGCCTCATCGGGGGTCGGTGATCGACCACCTGCGATGGGCCCGCGGGTGCTACCAGGCGGAGAGTAGGGCGCGGCCCGGACAGCAGTCAAGCGGGCCACGCTCCCGTCACCTCCCAGAGCAGGTAGGCGGCCGGCTTGAACACCCAGTGCCCCATGATGACCGCCTCCTCTCCCCTGATCCGCACGGTGACCGGCTGGGCACCCGGGAGGTACGGGTTATGGGACGGCCTAGAGGGCAGGCCGGTCTTGTGCGGCGGCAGGTTCTCGGGGGCGCGGAAGTCGCCCCACGGGTCGTCACTCATCGAACGACCCGTGGGGCTGGCTGGCGGCGCCGGCGAT